GTTGTCCGTCTTTGGCGGACACACGTGTCTGTCCCCGGCGTACACGCAAAAAGACCCCGGTCGAAACCGAGGTCAAACATTTGTTCGATTATTGGAAAAGTGGGTCAAATACGAAATCCCCAAAATCTACACACTCTATCTGGTTAATGTCATACCTTAAATAATTCCTTTTCGCTGTATTAATTGCTTGCATAATTAAATACACTTTTTTCTCTGAAATTTTGATAGAACCCTGCACCATTGTGAACAAGTTTGCTTCTCCTGCTGTATCAGTTTCTTTACCTTTCAGAATCATACTACACGGGAATGTACAATCTGTTGCATAGAAATGAATTGCAGGGCTATCAATAGTGCCTACTTCCAAGGGAGTACCGTCTAGTTTTAAGTTCGGTATATTTATCTCACTCAGTTTAAATTCCAAACATCTTACTTTTGCGGTTCCATTAAAAATGGAATACCTAATTTTTGCACCGCCTTTACCAGGGATACTTGAGGTCTTTTTAAAAGTCGTACCATATTCAATGCTGTTAATTGGTTTAAAGTAAAGTCCATCAAACGCCCCAATCACCATATTGAGAATATTCTTATGTCCTTGTTCGGAAGGATGCACGCCGTCATTTGAAAAAGATGATTCATACAGCATGCCCTGATATGCCGGTATAACACTAAATCCCAATTGAGCGGCTGAATACATCCAAATTTTGATTGCTTTAATTACACTGATGTAAGTTGTTGATGTATGAATTCCCTGCTGATGACCTTCCCATGTCCACCCCATAGGACAAACAACCACGTTTTTACAGTTTTCAAAATTGCTTGCTATAGCACTTTGGAAATCAATCATGCCCTGACTGATGTCATTTTCAGCAGAGTTTCTGTCGTTGTAACTTCCACCCACAATTATTTTGACAACGTTTTTCTTTTCATTTGTTGTCATTGTGCCTGCTAATGTGTTTAACATATTTGTATATGTTTTAGTTCCGTCAGCTTTAAATCCACATCCACCAATGGCACTCAATTTGACAGAGTATCCATTTTTCTCAAGAGCATTTTTGAGCATATACGCCCATGAATATTCTTTATTAGCGATATTCTCTCCTGCACCATAGCTGTCCCCCAAAATAAGAACAGTAGGTTTATTAACTCTCGCCAACGCTCCTTGTAATAATGCGTCTGAAATGATTTCCGAAAGTTCTCCGTTAGCTTTCATTTCATCCAAGATTTTTCGTACTTCTTTATCAATTTCAAGTTTAGCGAAATAATCTGTTACAAATTTCTTTAATTCTTCAAAGTCACCTTGTAATCCGGTAAACTTTCCTTGCATTTCAATCCATTCTTCTGTTAGGTTTTTCACGGTTTCAATAATCCATGTCAAGTTCATTTCATGAAAATTCGTATATGGAAATTTAAACATTTTCTTACCCCCTCTAATATACTACTAGGAAAAACTCTTCTTTAAACATTTCAGTAATTTTACTTAACGCACTCATAGATTTTTCAAGCTTGAAATCCAACACCTCAAGTTCCGACATTCCCGTAGACCTTGTTTCTTTTTCCGTTTCTGTCGTTTCATTTTTAGAATTTTTTGTGTTGTCATTTGTTTCACCATATTCTGCTTTTCCTCCATAAGTAATAGTTGTGCTTCCCTTATCCACAAGTGACGTTGAGTTGAATCCTGCAACTTTTTCATTTGTTGAATCAGAACCACTTGTCCCGCTATTACTTTTCTGGGTTAACTTTTCTTTATCTTCCGTTGCAGATTTTCCTTTTCTGTCTCTTGTAATTGTTTCCGTTTTTTCACCCTCTGTTGTAGAAATGGTAAGTTCTATATCATATATAATTGAGAACAACCGTTCATTTATAGAAGCCCATGAGTTTAGAGCCAAAGCCATTTCTGTTGGTGATGGTATTAAAACTTCCAACTCAGCGCATTTTAAAAGGACGTAATTCTGAATATTATCATTTCCAATATCATTCACCATATTGACCGGTAAATGACTTATGAAATTATCTTTCAGCAGATTTTCATTCCATGCTAGTAGCCCCCGTAAATAAAGTTCTCCCGGCATTATTTCCACCCCCCTCATTGTGACGTAATTTAACGTCAAGATTGAGATTAAACATTGCATTTGTTTGGTTAATTCCCTCTTTTAATGTTTCAAGCCATAACTCTGCTTTTGTAAAACACTCAATATTATTGCTGTTCACCTCATCTACAATCATACGCTCTTTCTTGTCGCTTCTTACGTTTGGTATGCCAACTTCATTGCAAAACATTTCTTCCCAACGTCTCAGCGTATCCTGCAATTCAGGCGCAATAAAATTCTTTTTCAAATCATTATTGAAAAAATCTAACGGAATATTCTCGTTCCCCATCTTCAGTTTTTCATCATAGAAAACGCCAATCTCACCGCTCATCACCTTATCAAGAATTTTCTTCATTGATTCAGCTTGACTTTTTCCTCTTACTGCGAAGAGAAATGAAAGTTTACTGTTCATGATGTTCATTTCACATGTTTCTGCGGTCATAGCCATATTATCGGCATAGTAATTTACGATATCAGAAATACCACTGTAATCCGGCTGTAATCTGATAATGGAACATTGAGTACCAATCTTAGGTTCTAAAATTCCTGTTAATAAAGGATTTACAATTACAGCGTGCGTGGGATTATAGTAGATATTATATCCTCTCAATCCGCAATGCTGACATATAACACCAAATTTATCTGTATTTACAACTGCTAGGTAACCATTTAAAAACAGTGAATACAAAAAATAATTTTTATCCCACGTTTCAGGCAATTCAAACTCAAATACAGACATAACTTTTTCAAGTAGATATTTTTTGAAAAATGTAAACATCTGTGTGTTTTTCGTGTGAAGAGTTGACGGACTGTAAGATGAATTAAACAGGTTTATCATTTCATAACTGTATGGCATCATATCACCCCTTTATAAATATTGAACTCCAATATTGCGCTTTTACATATCTATCAGGCTGATTCAAGTCCCCGGGTCTGAGATAATTGTACATGAACGCGTTTGTTAGATATTTCAAATCATAGTTCCCAGTTGCCCACTGTCTCCATGTTATTGGGTAACTAGATGTCTGATACCACTGTGGCTCAATACCCCTATGTGCATCTCCCACACTTTCTTGATATTCAGCAAATAAGACGGCACACTGTTTTCCACCGTCGTACCAATCGTCATGTCCACCGTACAGCACATCTAAAACTGTGAGAAGATTTTGACCGGGCGTCCACTGTACAAGACCTCTTCCCGGACCTGCAGGAGTAGTACCGCCCCCAACTTCAATTAACCCGGGGTTCATGGTACTTTCTTTTTCCATGTTCCCCAGAAGTGCCATTCTTGCCGTTGGACTCCAGCCCCTTTCCTTAAAGTAGTTGTTAATATTTGTAGCATTTTGTTTCATTCGTTCTAGTGCGAAATAACCGTCTTCCTTATCTGTAACTTTCACATTCCATTTACCGGACGGTAATGGAATTTCCCCACCGTTTCCACCAGAACCACCTTTCTTAAGTCCTATCAATAATGCGGAATTATTATAAGAATATCTTAATGAACTCATGTGTAATAAAATCCCCCCTCTAAGTAATTTTTAATCATGGTTATTTCATCTGCATAGGCTCCAATTATATTAACATTGCCATTTTCAACGATATAGAAACCGTTTCCCATTGATGACGGCACTCCGTTTTTCATGTACGGTCTGCCGTTATCAGCGTTATCCTCTTCAGTAATCTCATAACAGTCAGTTATGAGCTGAGTATTTACGAGCATTGATGCAACTGTATCCGCTGATGAAAGTGCTGTAGCTTCCGCATTAGTTAGTTGTAAACCTAAATTCAGCAGTGATGAAGCAGACCCAATCCAGTTGCCGGAAACAATACCACCAACTGCCCCGACTGCTGACCCAATAGCACCCGGCAAGTCATTTTTAATATCACCAATGGAAATGGAAAAACCAACTTTTCCGGGGACATTTGCTAACATGTATTTTTCAGTGCCTTTCACAATGTATACATACGCAACTGCACCACCTGTTCTGCAATCTATATCGCATTCTATCGTAAGCGTGTTCTCAATGATTTTCGAATAATTCAGCTCAATGCTACCAAAACCCTGTATGAATAGCCGTCCCCGTCTATATGGATAACTGTTTAGGTATGACCCTCTCGTTCTTGCCTGCGGATGACTAGGAACGTTTACAGTAGTTGATACACGGTCAATAGCGTTTGATGATAGTCTAACTGCCGTGGCGTTCACTTCCCACCACCCCAAGCCAATTTTCGTTTCTATAACTACTTCATCTTCTACAATATCGTATGGAAACCATAATACAGATGCTATATATTGTGCAGGGTTGAAAACCATTTTTGCAATATCTTCGCCTAAATTCGCTAAATCGTTACTCTGCATCCAAGTCATAGATGAAAATACACTTTCAGAAAATTTTACAAACCCCGCATAATTAAATTTATAGTATTCACACATCCCATTTTTACCTATAATTCCCACCACAAAAGTTCCTGATTTAACACTATTTGCTTGTGGAAAAAGAGGGTGGCTTGCGACAGTTGCGTTACGTGTAGGGTTACTGAATGACGGGTATAAAGCATCTGATATTCTTCCGTCGAAAGCAGTACTTGTTCTTACGATGTAATAACTTTTCTCACCTATTTCAGCTTTAAAACTCGCCATTACATCCACTTCCATGTAGCATACCCACAGTCCTGTACTATATTCCCAATCATCCACAAAATAATATCGTCTAAATTCGGGGATATAACAGTAATTTACATCTTTTGGACACCAATCTTTCGCAAACTGAAACGTGATTGACGGTTTTAAAATTGAGGAAGGGACTCTTAAAGTCCCCCCATAATCTTTTCCACCACTCGCTGGAATCCATGTAGAATTTTTCGCTTTACCGACATTGTAAAATGTTACTATCATACATGTATCCTCCTTTAATCGAGTAAGAAAACAACCCCATTCTCTGTAAAATCATTATAGTATCTGTCATTGAAATGCCAGAAAATGTTACTGTATCCACCTCTCGCATTAAACGGGGACGGTGCAGACCATTCACCGTAAGTTGTTATGCCAACTGCTTCCTCGTCGAATAACACGCCGAAAATGTTAGAAGTAGCTGTGCCTTCAGTGTCAGAAACAACGTTTCCTGTTGCGTCCATGTATGACGCTTTTACGTTAATACCGTCTGGACTGTCAATATTCTGCCAGAAACCTACTTTCTCATGGTCTGCCATTTTCAAATAGCTGTCGTTAAAGATAGATGTCATAACACTAGCGTCAATGTTATTCAGCTCTTCAGAATACAAATATAGCTTCTGTTTGTTGTACGGTGTATGCCTAGAAATTTCTTTTCCGGTAACATTAATATGAAACTTTTGTGTTCTTTCAGTCATCCAATCGGATACTGTTTTAATATACCCCGTAGCCCATTTCATGAACGGAACAAAATTTTCTGGCTGTTTTACCGTATCAGCTGTAAGTGTAGTTCCTGCGACATCGTTATATTTAGTTACAAGATGAATAACGTTTGCGGTGTCACCTTTTACCTTACCACCAATAAAGTTAGCAAGTGTCATTCTCGCTGTTGCTTCATGCGCCTGTTCAATTAAATCAGACGCGTTTGTCATAATCATAGTGACAAACCTCTGAAATTCCTGTTCATTCTGTAAAGCAACGTTTAACTGGTCTCTAAATAGCGTGACCTGTCGCTGATATACATTCTGTCCATAAAAATTCGTCTGAAGCACTTTCGGAATGGCAACCACTTGATCATCCACACTAGTTCCGTCTGTTAAGTCGTAACGGTCATCTTTGTCCCAGTCAGAATCCGCAATATTGAGTTTCCTTACATGATTTCCAAACCTCATGTTATCCTGATATAAACCCTTAAACTTTCTTGAATAAGGTCTGATAGAAAAAATAGTTCTGCTGAGAACCTGAGAAATTGCGTTTAACAACGGGTCAATTCCTAACCCTAATGCTGTAGTTGCAACCGAAGTGAAATCACTTGTTGCAATCGCACTAACTGCGGTTTTCCCTGTTGCCTGATTTACAATTTCATTCAGAATGGCAGCTGAATTAAAATTCGCTACGTTAGGTGCGCCCGGTGTTAATTTAATAGCTGTCCCCATAAAATCACTCCTTTACTGGTGGGTTAATAATTGATGCTAACATATCTTCTGTTGTCGGCGGTTCAGGAATCTGAGAGTTACTCAGGTTACCAACCTGAATCAATTTAGTAATCTCATCTAACCGGTTGTCCAGAACACCCATACGCTGATTAAAAACATCCTGTACCGGAACCGGTGCTGATACTGGTGCTGATGCCGGTGCTGATGCCGGTGTTGGTGTCTGAATCGGAGCCGGAGCCGGTGCTGATACCGTACCTGCAATTTTAATAATGTCCTGTTTGCTGAAGCCTGCCCCTGCAAGAGCTATGATATCTTCGATTTTCATGTACTATCACTCCTTTTTTGTTAAATATTTTTTATTACAGAAACCTGCATAAATCTTTCCGCTGTTCGAGTATTCGCAAAGATACCATTCCATGGTGATATCTGTAAACCCGTAACAGAAGATGGTACGTCCTTTTGGCATTTCCACGATTATATCCGCGTTTGTATCTGGCTTATCACGCAACAACAGAGGGGAACTCTTTGTATTTATTTTATATTCGCCATATACGTCTCGATTTGGGATAATGTCAATCATTCCGTACTGTTCTTCAATATTGGGGTCTAGTAGTATTTTAGCACCTAACGGCATCGTATCACTCCTTTGCATCAAGTTTGTCTGCTAGTTTCTGAATTGCCATTGTATTATTGTTTAAAACTTCTGTAAGGTTATGTATTTCTTCTTTATGGTTTTCAGTTTCCTTGTACCATAAATAAAAGGTTACTGCGAGACACGCTACTGGGACTCCCAGTGAACTGAATAACTGACTTATTGCCTGAATCCATTCCATATTTTCACCCACCTTTTTTGAATTGAGGGAAAGTGTTGAGAGCCAACCAAGCTCATGTACACGGGTTCCGCCCGTTGGTTTAGTACCACTTTCCCTACAATGATAGAGTATCACATCTTGAAATAATTGTCAAGTAAATATTTTGATTCTATATCAGAAAAACTGACCAATCCGTCTAAGTACATCCCCCAGACCCATATGAACTTATGCCGGAAAGCTGTCAGGTCTCTTGTTGATGTAGAATACGTAATCTGCGGTGAACCTTGTAGGTGCTGTGTGATATACAGTTTTTCCTTGCTTTTGTGTGTGTATATGGTTATTTCTCCAACTGTCACAATGGGGACGTACTCATTTATGGGTTCGGATTTAATGTCCGAATAGTCCTCAGCGTAGAAATCATTCTGAATTGACATCTTGTAAAAATCACTGTCTTTCCCAACCATTCTGTATACAGCTGTCTCAGATTTTGCCTGTGAAATTGGGGAGTTGGCTAAATTTATGAGGATGATACCCCTGTCAGGTAGATAGCTAAATTCCTGTCCTGCTTTGTGCATATCGGTAACTTTGCGGATTAAACCTAGTTTTGCGAATATGTCACAGTTCGCATTTTCGCTGTTAGATGCACACACGAGTTGTAAAGGTTTATCTCCCATAAGCTCTCGATTTCGGTTTATGGTTTCATATCCATTTAAGAGAGCGATTGTAGCATTTTTTAACTGTGGTTCTGTCTTTTCCGGAATAAATTCGTCATAAAACATCAACTCAACGTCCGATGCTCCGAAACCTCGTAAATTCGATATCGTGCCAAGCGCCGCCGAATAGCCTAATGGTTCTCCTGAGTTTGTGTATTTTTTCGTTTTTTCGTCAAAACTTGTGTCATAGAAACCAGAATACATTTTATTAATTGGTGATGGCGTAATGCGTCTGTTACAGTCTATATTGTATTGTTTAAATGGGTTAAATTGAGGCGTGCGTATCATATCTATTTGAGTTTGACGGGTTCGAAGGTAGATGAATTTTTTATTGTTTTCTACAGCGTGTTTCAAAATACCATACGTTTTCCCCGTTCCTCTACCGCCCCATATAAATATGAAAGGGCATCCTGTTTCCAAGATACCCTTTATATTCACATAACCGTTACTGTCATACAGTTCAGGTTTTTTCATTTTACATATCCCGCAACAAGAAAGTTTCTTCCACGCTGAGATTTCTTGAAAGATACAGATACTTTTCGGAAGTCCTCACCGCATTTTTCTGCCATTGTGATAATACGCTCAAAAGCCTGAATGAATGAGGTTGAGGTTGTCACGTAAACGTTGCGTGTTTCCGCTTCCTCGATTGACAGAGTTTTCACTACTTCACCCTTTGAGTTTTCATCTTCTACAATAGCGTAGTGTTCGAACTCTACAGTTGTTCCGGCAGTGTCGGAAAGACGGATTCTGTTCTCATCTTCGAACATTGCAAACATTAACTCCATTGTATACTCGTTTTCCTGAATGTTTGTTTTAATAATTTTCATGATGTTTTCTCCTTTTTTCTTTTTATGCTGTTTTACCCACAGCTGGGAGTTATTTCGGATTGCGACTTGTTTAGTTTTACTCTACTTTTCCGTAGTGTACAAATTCGGCTTCTGTCATGGATGCTTTTACAACCTCTGTATCCATAGACACTTTTACAGCTTTTACTCCTGTCTCAGCTTCATAAGATTTTTTAATCTTTGTAGCTGTTACATTTGCACCGTAGTAGGTTTTTTCTACAGACTGACCGTTTTCGTCTGTAATCTTTGCTGTTACTTTTTCAATGCTTCTTGTAATCATGTTTTTTCAACTCCTTTTTATTTTGTTTTTGTTACAAGTATATAATAGCATATGTGAGCATATATGTCAAGCCTTTTCTTTAGTATTTTTTAAAAAATCGTGCCATAAATCAACGCTATTGAGAACATTTAAATATTCCAATGTAAGACCAACGGTGTATTCAGAGGGGCGTATAACCACGTTTCTGGTGATGTATACGCTTTTATCTGGGTTATCTGGGTCAGGGCTGTAATACCCATAATCCGAATCATTATAAACAGATTCCGTGCCCCCCGCTTCCCGAAATGTAGTTCCGATTTTCAAAGCTTCCAAACCACCCATTCTTCGCAATTCTTCTGCACCTTTTTTCTTTCCCACGCCCGCTATCGTGATTTCAAGTTTACCGTTTTTTTCTTGAGCATATTTTTTTGCACCTAAGGTTATAAATCTGTCTGATGTGCCCTCATACTCGTATACGCCTAAATAATGTTCCACGCCTTTTGGGTCTGTGGCATGACCGCCATTTTCTACAGAATCCGCTTTTAATCGTGTATTTAATTCATCAAATTTTTCTTTGATTTCAGGATAGCGCTCCGTTATCAATATTTTACATGAATCTGTGTCACAATAAACAAAATCTTCACCCGCAATATTTACGGCAAGCTTAAGTCTCTGTCTGGCATGTGCAGTTACCCAACAGCCCCATGCATACAGCATGAACGCTCTTTTGTTGTATTTTGCTAGCTTTTCCCCTGTATCCCCGTCCTCGACAGAGAATGGCTTTTCGGTGTTACTGTAGATGATATCAGGCTTGACAGGGTTCTGTGCGGACATGCCGTATAGTGCGTTTATCAGCTCTTTTGACAAAGCGTATTCAATCTCTTTTCCCTCTACACCTTTTAAAGATGTTTTATCCCTGAATAATCGTTTTACCAATTCTCTTAGAGACTTTGGGAGATAACCGTATCCTGCCGTATAAAAATCAGTAAATTCGACTTCATCCCATACGTATTCCTTTTCTACAATCCCAAAATCAATATCGTTCAATGTGCACGAGTATTCATCTGCCGAAAGTAAACGCCCGTTGTCCCAAACTGATTCCTTGCTTATGCAATAACCCTTGTCTTTTGTCAAGTAAGGTGCACCGTAATAAACATCTTTTTGCCTGATGTTCCGAAAATGAAACCGTCCTACATAAGCTTTGTGAAATTTTGTCCACCTGTCAATGTCCTCTATACCGCAATTTCCCTGTCGCACAAATTTTGTCATTGGAAATTCACAATTTAGCATAACATCAGGATAAGAGCTTGCTCGATCGAATGACGCAACGTTACTGAGTATTTTCCCTACATGATATCTGTTTGCATGTGTATCGCCCCCTCTAAACTCTTCTCTGAGAAGAGTGTATAAACTTATGTCGCACATCATGCCATGCAATTTTTTATAATTGTATTGTTTCATGGCTTGTCTTGCTTCTCTCCTGACGTAACCCGTAGAAGTTAACGGAAGAGTGTATAGGGTGTCATTATTATCCACCAATCGTTTATGCATTGCCTGTAATAATCCTATCACATCGTTACACCCATATTTAATTTCCCTGGTTGATAATTTCGTCCATGGATACCGCCGTTTATCATAATCAAAATCTTTCAACTTCTGATTCTGTACCCCGCTATCACTCAGAAACTTGTCAAGACTTTTACGTGTCTGCATGTATGAGCATCTAAATTCTAAATTTCCCTGTTCATGATTGCCGGCTCTGATTCTGAGTATTTTCCGGGGTTTGAGCGAGAACACCTCTTCTGGCTTTATTACTATGTGTGAGCGCAAAAATTGAAATTCATATGACAAGTTGTGGACGAAAATCATTGTAATAAGGTGCTCATCTTCGATGTCAGTAAACAATTCTTCAAGTTCATTCCAGTTTCTTCCGTACACGCATATTATTTCGTTGTCGTCAAGTAATACCGCAAATTGCCATAAATACATGATACTCTGCTCAATTTCGGGAAGTCGTGTAGTTTCGATGTCAAAGGCGCATATGCAATTTCGGTATGACTGTTTTGCAAAGCGTTGTTTTCCTCTCATATTAGGGGTTCTATATATCTGCCGTATTCTACGTATTAATTCCTTTCTTTGCTTTCTGCCAGTCCCTATACTGATTGAGTACCTCATCACCAGATTTTCCACCTCTATCAATAAACAATTCTAGCGCCTTTGTGCTATCATATACTCGCCCAAGTGAATAATCCCGAACAGATTCCATGAACTCACCAAACTCGTTAAGTTCTTTATAAGTCTTAAATTTAATCCCCAACTTTTCAAGTTTTTCCATTTTTCGTCTGGCAATTCTCCTTTGCCCTGATACACTGTATAAATCAGATTTCTCAGCTTGTTCTAGCGCTGTCATTGCGCCCCGTCTCTGACGGGCGGTTTTTATCTGGCTTTCGGGTGGCAATTGCTGTAGCATGTATTGTATATTACTCTTTGCGCCCATGCCAAAATTTTTGTTTTGCGCTAAGACTTTAAGCTTTCTTATAACTTTAGTACGGCGTTTTGCATAATCTGTCATCATGCCACTGCTCACTCTCCCCTTCCTCTCGTTCTACATCGTGAATATGTTTCACGTGAAACATTATCGCAGAACGATTCAGTATTTGTGCTTTGCTCAAGTTGTTATGTTTTGCCAACTTCTTTACTTCTTTAAAAGTTTTATCTGTGAGGTACACACTTGTGTCATATTTTGGTGTAACCCGACTGGATGTGAATTGAAATCCGAAACCACCGAACTCAAGAGCTGAATACACAGAATGCTCTAAATATTCACTTACTGTTGTTCCGTATTCTTCTGCCCAATTATATATTCTCATATCTAAACGGAGTGATAATTTTCTCAATGTTTTTTCACCCCCTTTCTATGCTCTCGTTCCCGTTTTCTTCGGTGTTCTTCTTTCCTCTTGTTTTCTCTGCCCATCTCATCGGTTGTACCAAGGATGTACCCTGACACAAACATCATGATTAAAGCTATAGACACGTAAATTATATCGCTTGTAGTTGTTGCTATCATTTTTACCTCCAATAAATATTTCTACACTCAGCGTCTGCAATTATATTGATATCATCATATCCTACATATTTTCCATGAGCATGTGAATCATCACAAGGAAAATACACCAAATATGATTCCAATAAAACAAAATCATGAACACCTGTTTCAACACCATTTATAAAAACAATTTCCCCAAAATATCCTTTTTTAATCTTATGTAATAGCTCTTTTAAATCATGGTTAAAATCAATAATTAAACTGTGAATACCTGTGTATTTGATTTCAACGCTGAGACCGTAAAACTCAATACCTGTATCCCCTAGAATAGCGTCACACCCTTCAAATGTTATGAAGTCATTAATTGTGACAAACACGTCATTGGTTTTAGTGATTTCTTTAAGCTCTTCCAACTCCCTAACAGGCTCAATAGGTGTTGGACATGTGTATTCAATTCTTGATATGTCGTTAAATATTGAAGCTTTGTAGTGTATAGAGCCGTCTGAAAACCTGTGGAAACTATACTTACCATTTTTGTTCATGTACTCGTCAATCTCCTGAGTGTGCCTTTTTATTAATTCGATTGTATCTGCCATTTTATGCTCCTTTCTCCCGTGTGCCGATAGGACAGCTGTTTATTTTAGTGTTTTATAACCCAATCTGTATCATCTGATAAAAGATACTTGCCATAATTTTTCTCCTGTTTCTGTCGTATATATACAGCTGTTGCAAGTCGTCATCAAAACATAATTTAACGGAATCATAAAAGAAGCAAACGTTGTTTATGAAAATACTTGAGCATTTTCCTTTGTTTACCATTCTAAAACTCTTATTGTGTTTTCTAATCTCTTCGATAAAATCTTTTTTTGTCATCTTATTTTCTCCTTTTTTCTTGTTGCTATCTCCCTGCTACAATTATATAATATCACATTTATACCGCGTTGTCAATAGTTTTTATAAATTATACCGCAATTATTTGTTCGCCTATAGCGCACATCATGTCCGCCGTAGACAGACACACATGTCCGCCGGGGAAAGACATTTGTCCGTCCACCACGGACTCTGTCTCTTATACACATCTCCGAGCCCACGAGACGCGTAGTAATCTCGTATGC